CAGAGAACCTCGATGCTCGCTACGCACTCATCATGTGCTACGGCAACCTCACGGTCCGCAACCGTGCAAAGCAAGGCAAGTTGACCGCAAAGACCGCCTAATAGCGGCTAGGGTCATAAATGGGGAGGGGGGAAACCCCCTCCCCGAATCCCAATCCAAATTCAACAACAGGAGAAAACAATGCCAAGGGACCGCAAGTCAGCAGACCGCTACAAGCAGGGGTTTGCACCAAGCAAGAACAACAAGCCAAGCCAGTTCAAGAAGAAGGGTGATTTCCGTATCGGCGGCACCTACAGCACCGGTCGTGCAATCACTCCGGGAATTCCCGCTGCAAAGCGCAAGCCAAAGGGAACGGCTGTTGCTGGTAAGTCGCAGGCAATGCGTCGTGCCGACAAGGCAGATGCATCGAAGCGTCGCATCAGCGGCACCACCCGTGCTCGGGGTCGGTACTAACCAACACAAGCAAGTCTGTCACCTCCCTCCCAAGCCACATTGGGGGGGAGGTAACAAATAGGGGTATTGGGTGATGATGAAAAACGCCAAACCAGCCCACGCCCTATACGGAGAACCAGTAAGCAGTCAGCGTTTAGCGGCTGTAAGTGGAGCCAAACTCGCATCTGGCTCCGCCCCCTACCTCGGTCGAGGTAAGTGTATGGGCAATGATGACACCTGTGAAGGTCCAAAGGCAAAGGGAACTGATTATTGCATCGGTCATTTGCGTTCTATGGGACAGGCTAAATGAGCATTTCCCTCACGACTTTACGCTCTCAAGTCCGCTCAATGGCGGACCTTGATGAGACCGACCTCCCGGATTCGGTCATTGACCAGTTCGCCCGTGAGGGGTTTCAGCGTATCTACACGCTTGAGCGTAGATGGCCCTACCTTCAGGAGACCTACACATTCAACACGGTTGCTCAACAGCGTGAGTACACAATCTCGGCAATTGGTGACATTCGAGAAGTCATCTCTTTGGTCGACACATCTGCATCTGGTAATCGTTTTACGCTCATTGACCACAACAACGCAGAAGAGGTGTGGCTAGGCAACACCGACACGCCAAGTCGACCGTACTTCTTTTCCATTTGGGAAGGAAAGATTCATCTCTGGCCAAAGCCAGATTCTGTGTACCCGATTACGATTCGTGCATACCGCAACCCAACTTACACTTGGCTGACCAATATATCAACGGCAATTGACATCGATGAATGGTTTCATGCCCTGTTGCCCTACTTTGTGCTTTCTCGTGTGTATCAGCGTCAAGAGGATTCAGAGTTGGCGGCAATGCACATGCGCTCATTCGAGGAAGGCGTAGCCCTCGCTCGACGAGACCTGATGAAGGCTTCTGGTGCACAACCTGTTGTCATGTCTGGTGGTCGTAAGTATCCGACTATGCGTCGCTGGTTGCAGACGCTTGGGGCGACTCTTGGACAATGAGTGCTGTTTCCGTCGAAAGATACGATGACTTTACTGGTGGGCTGAACCTTCGAGCAGACCAGTTTCAGTTGGCTCGCAACGAGTCACCCGACATGTTGAATGTCGAGATTGACCCTCGTGGTGGTTTGTTCACTCGTGGCGCCATGCGTGAAATCAACACGACCGCCATTAGCGGGTCGTGGACGCCACAAAAGTTGTTTTCGTTTCAGGGTGCCACGCCGACCATCATGCTGACCACTCAATCAAAGGTGTACAAGTCGACTGGTACAAACTTTACGACGCTTCAGTATTCCTCTGGAAACGATGTGGTCCCAACGACAGCGCATGGTGCATGTTTTGCCCAATGGGGCAAAGTCTTGTACATGGCAATGGGCAATGCTGGAAACGGTGGATATAAGTGGCAGACAACTGATACCTACGCTACGGCCCTGACCGCCAGCGGAACCAACCCAAATGCGTGGCAGGCGTACAACACGCCAACGGGTGGGAAGATACCAACTGCGGAGCATTTGCTTGTACATGCAAACAAGATGTTTGCAGCAAACACTAAGGAGGATGCAGTTTCGTATCCCAATCGTGTTCGGTGGTCTCATGAGAATCTTCCTGAGGATTGGTTGGAGACGGACTACATCGACTTCGAAGGTGGTGGAGAGGGCATTACCGCTCTAGCATCCGTTGCCGGTCAACTTGTTGTATTCAAGTCTGGAGCGGTGTATGTCGTTTATGGTTACGACAGCACGGACTTTCAAGTTGTTCAGTTGTCGAGCAAACTTGGTGTCACATCACACGAACATGTGGCCGTTTCAGAAAGTGGTGTGTACTTCTATTCACACCCAAATGGTTTGTACTACTACAACGGTACCCAAGTTCTCGATTTGTTCGAGAACATTCGTGCCGTATTCCCAGAAGGGTATGTGAACCAAACGCAGGTTGATGAGATTTCCGTTTCGTATGTAAACCGCCGTATATGGATGTCGATGCCGTACTCAAGGACAACAAGCGTTGATTACCCATCTGTGTGCTTTGTGTATGACCCATCAATTAGCAAGGGCGCTTGGGTTGCGCATGCAACAGCCGATGGCTATGGGCCAGTCGGCGGTTGCGACTTTAGAAAGTCTGACGGTTCGTATATGTACTTGATGGCACATCCAAACATTCCACGAGTCATGCAGGTAGATGTATATGCAGAAGAAAAAGACCTCTTTGCTGGCGTAGAAACTGGTTTTACCAGTTATTACAGAACTGGCTGGGTCGATGGTCGCATGTATTCAATGAAGAAGATGTTTCGTCGACCAGACATTGTTGTCAAGCAGGTTGACACAGCACGAACTGTCAATGTGAAGGTTTTCCACAACTTTGAAGAAGCAACTGGAAATGAACGAAAGACTTTCAACATTTCACTTTCCCCAAGTGCAACCGGAATGTTGTGGGGGGAAGGTCGCTGGGGTTCTGGGTATTGGGGTGTCGCTGCTGCTGGCGCTCAGGTTCTCAAGGGCTCCAATCTTGGTCTTGCTCGTTCTGTGCAGTTGTTGTTTACCGGACCTACTGGTTACTACTGGGGTCTTGACAGCATTGCCTACAAGTTCAATACACGAAAGGTGACTGGCTAATGGCTATTACTATTCCACACTCGTTTGTTAGCGGTGCTATTGCTGAAGCATCAGAAATGAATGCCAACTTTGATGCAGTCGAGTTGTTTGTCAACGACCTGCAATCTGGAACCGGCATTGATTCATCTGCGATTACGGCGGCAAAGTTGGCAACCAATGCTGTAACTTCAACCAAAATTGCTGACGGTGCAGTTACCTATGCCAAGTTGGATTCTGCAACAGTTCTTGCCGCAATCAGCGAAAGTGACCAAGTTGTTCTTGGGGGACAGATTTTCGGATGATGAAAGAAATTCAAATCCCTGCGTTGACAACGCTTCAGTCGGCGGATGCCACGGCAATCCGCCAGATTGTTTCTGTGCTGGTTCAGGAGATTACGGATTTGAACAAGACAATTAGCGCAATGCAGTCGGACATTGGCGCAATGCGCCAACGCCGTGACGATTATGCAAGGACAAGGAGAGGGTAATGGCTTACGACCCGAGTGCATACGAAGCCCGTAGGCGTTCGTATCTTCAGAACTACGCATCGACTGGTGCAATGGAGGCGTACAAGAACTTCTTGTCACAACAGCGTGGACGACGAGATTTAGCAGACCTCAACAGGCAATACGAGGCTGGGACGCCTCAGTTCGTTGCTGGTTATGGTCGACGCAATTTGATTGCCCCCAATGTACGTTCTGGAGTATTCAATAAGGCGTTTCAAGATTTTGCACAACAGCGTGTACGGAGTTTGGCCGATGTGCAACGCACAATGGCCGAGCAATCAAGTCAATACGACTTGGGTCGTGCAATGGCAACTGACACATTGAATCAGCAGTTGCTTGATTTGGAAAGCGAGAAAGCAAGAGCAATTCAGGAAGACGCTCAGGCGTTGTTGAAGTACAGGGGTTACTAATGGCTACAAATGCTTATCCAATTATTGATGTGACGGCTCGCCCGAAGGCGGCAACATACGGTGCGTCCGCTGATACGCAACAGAGACAAACCGAAGAAGCAGCAACACAATTGGCCTATGACCAATTGGTTGCCGAAGGCAAGAATCCAACTTTTACTCCGGGATTGTCGTACGGTGCAATCTCTGACCCCGCGGCTCGACAGGCGTATCTCAATCAGATTTTTGCCTACGGTGAAGGTGGAGCACAAGGTCCAGCATCTGTCGTTCCACAAGTAAGTGGTATGGATTCGCTTGCACAACTTATGAAGTTGTACAGCGGTGGTTCTGGCTCGGGGTCTGGGTCTGGTCGTAGTTCGGCAGATGTGTCGTGGGCTGAATTGCAATATGAAAAGAAAAAGGATGCATTGGCAAGGGCACAGGCCGATGCGGCAAATAAGGCGTTGATGGATTACTACACGGGCGGGGCATACACGACAATCAATCCTGAAATTATGTCCCGCATTGCAGACATGGCAACCAAGTCAAGTGCGGATGTTGGTTCTGCATATGACACAGCAATTGGGAATATTGGAACAGCCTACGAAGACGCTCTTGGTCTTTCCGAAAAGGGTTACTCGGCACTAGAAAAGTATCTGACCGAAAATCCAAATGACCCATACGCTGGTTTGACACCGACACTCGGGTCGGTGACAAACCCAATGGAAGCACTTCTCTCTGCATACGGTGTTGGAGCAGAACCCGTAAGAGCACAGGTGCAGGCTGAACAGTTGGCTGGCAAGCAGGGTGGTCAGGCATTCCAAGACCTCATCAATGTTCTAAGCAAGGCAAGTCAGTCTGCTGACATTTCTCGCATGGCTGAGTCAAAGATGGGGCGTGAAGCGTCCAAGCGAACGCTTGGCGCACAGAAGGCTGGCGCACTTACTCAGGCAGAAAGCACTCGTGCGCAGGCTTTGGCACAAATTGCCGACAGGCAAAGACAGCAAGAGTTCGAGCAGGCGCAGGCAATGATTGATGCTCGTGAGAAGTTGAGACTCCAGTTGATTGCGGCTGGTGTTGTTCCAC